ATACTGCACGTAGACGTCCGCGATCCTTACGCCTGCCGAGAACCAGCGCAGCCCGGAAGATCCGTTGCCGCTGCCCGGGTCCGTGACCACATTCATCATGGCCTCCGCCATGACATGATCGGACGCCGGTAGGGTCTTCCGCGTATAGACTCCGCCGCTGCTGCTGGCGGATTCCTGAATGTGGAGGCCGTAGCTGCCCGCGTAGGCGCTCGCCCCGTCGACTAGGACCGCGTTCCCGGTGCCGCCCGGGTTCGTGATGCTGTCCCATTTGCTGGTGTTGCCGGTCTCGTAATCGTCGAAGAAGGTGTTTATCTCGCTGATGCCCGGCGTAGCTGCTGTGCCGCTGCCTGCGAGTGTGCCCGCCCCGGCTAGGGTTGCCGTCCCGGCCGGTGGTCCTCCAGCGGCCTGAATCTCGATGCCCATGAGGACGTAGGTTTGGCTGCTCGGGCTCGTGATCCCAATGGTCTTCGCGCCAGTCGTCGCCGCCGTCTGGTATGCCGCATAGAAGGTGCTGGCCGTGCTCGGGTTGTAGGTGCCCTCATTGGTGGGTGTGCCACTCGTCGTGTTGAACGCTACCCCGGTTGGGCTGCCGCCGGTCTTGTCAGCGTTGAACCAGCTAATGACGCTGTTCGCCGCCGTCGTCGTAATGCTGGCCGTGGGTGCGCTCGTCGTCCCGGTCGCCTTGACGCTGGCCGGTGTCGTTGCGAGCTGCGCACTGGACCAGTCCTCGACCATCATGGCGTGACTGAAGAAGTTCGCGCTCGGCGTCATGGAGATCGTCATGGCGCTGCCGCCGGCCGTGACCTTGCCGGTCCACAGCACCACGTACCCCCACGTACTGGTGGTGTTCTCCTGCTGCTTCGTCCACGTAATCGTGTTCGCACTGTTGGCCGGTGTGCCGTAGGTGTTGCTGGTGCTGGTGGTGCCCGCCTTGACCACGATAATATCGCCGGTTGCCGGCGTGAAACTCGATGTGGTCAGGACCGCGAGCCCAACATTGGACGTGACCCATTGGCTGAAACTGAGTACCGGCCCGGTCATTGGTCCCCCTTACGGGTGGAGGCCACCACGGTAACCATGGTGGCCTCCTCTCGGTTCCTGTGCTGTTACGGGATCGTGCTTATCCCGCAGGGGATGTTCGCCCAGCCGTAGTCCTCGTCGCTGACAGTGCAACCATACGCATTGCCCGGGTCGATCTGGACGTGCGCCATGCCCGGACCGTCCATGGGCGGCTCCGTGCCGTACCGGAGGTCACAAGGCGTGTTGGTGTGGCTGCCGAGATCCACCGTGCAGTCGTAGTGGTTGCTGCCCATCGGGTTCAGGACAACGAGTGCGCTGCTCGGTGCTGGCTCCGGTGCCGGTGTAGTCGCCGGTGGAGTCGTTGCCGGTGGCGTCGTAGCTGGCGGGGTAGTCGCCGGCGGTGTCGTGGCCGGCGGGCTCGTAGGCGGATTCGTCGGCGGGTTGTCCGCCCCTACCGCGTACGTCCGTACCCAGTCCACGCTCATCGTCGTCGGCACCGTCGCGTTGCTGTCCGGGAACCAGTCGAGCTGCAAAGTCTGGTGCATGCTCGTCACCGGCTGATGCGCCGTCGTCGTGTCATTGAATACCTGTACCCCGTCGATGTAGCCCGTAACGGTGCCGGGCTCCCAGTCGACCGCGTAGTTGTGCCACTGCGTCACATCCACAGCCGTCTGCGAACTGTTCTGGAAGTTACTCCCCGAGCAGGCATAATGCAGGAAGAAATTCATGGCCTGCGGGCCTGCCCAGCCGCCCTCCGCGTAGTCGATCTCCGCGCAAGTGCTGCTCGCGGCGTCCGGCCACAGGATCATCACCGGATGGTACTCCGGCGTACTGGAGCTGGTCTTCATGCGGGCTTCCCACTTGCCATAGGTCTGCTTCGCGAAGAGTGCCTCCATGCCGCCCGTATTGCCGGCTGCGTCGCCACTCACGACTGCCTCCTGCCCGTCAACGTTCCATGCGGATGGTACCCGTAGCCCCTTGCCCGCGTTGCCGGCCGAGTTGTAGACAGACCATTTGGCCGGGTTCGGTGCTCCCGTGTAGTTGAACTCGTCACCGCCCGTACTCGTACCCCAGCCGAGTGTCGTTGCTGCCTGTGTTCCGTCGCCCGGGTCCGCCGGTGGTGTGGTGCTCGGCGGTGCCGTCGTCGGCGGTGCAGTGGTTGGTGGTGCTGTGGTTGGTGGTGCAGTCGTCGGTGGCGCCGTCGTGGCACCCGTGAATGGTGCCGTGACCGCCGGCTGGCTGCCCGCATTGTTCAGCCGTGGTAGGCCGTTCGCGTCCTCGACCATGCCCAGCATCCCGTAATGGTTGATGGTCTGGCTGTAGTTGCCCGGTGTCACGTTCGCGCCGACAGCGATGGCCGCAATATGGTTGCCGCTCGTGGTGCCGCCGACTCCGCCGTCCTCATCCCATGTCACCAGCAGGAGCGAGTTGTGGGTCTTCGCCCATTGGGCGTAGGCGTCCATGTTGTTCTTCAGCCATGTATCGCCCGTGCTGATGGAGCAGTCGTGCATGTCGTTGCACGCATCCGGGACCACGATGGCCGCGTTCGGCAGGTTGCTGTAGTTGGACGGGAACGCTGTCCAGTCCTGCTTCTGCGCCGCCGTCGTCGTGGACCATCCCAGCCATGGGCTGTGGTAGCCCTTCCAGTTGGATCCGCTATTCAGGCCCTGCGAGTAGCCCACAAAGGTCTTCCCCGCACCCGATAGCTGGGTGGCGAGGTTCGGCCCGGTGTAGGCGCGCTGCGTGTCATCCGTGACGCCCTGCGTGCTCCCGCTGAAGAGGGCCAGATAGTTCGGCTGGCTCGGGTGGGCTTCGCCGTGCGCGTCCGTGAAGTTCGCGCCCTGCGCCGCCAGCGAGTTGATGTAGGGTGCTTGGCTGCTGCCAATAATGTTGGTGGAGGATTCGTTCTCCTCCATCACGATAACGATGTGGTCGTAATGCGGTACTCCGCTTGCTGCGGCCGGGCTCGCCATAACGGCTGCGCCCATACCACCGCCGGCCAACACAATTGCGGCTGCCCCTACGAGGGCAGCCGCCTTCCGTCGATCGAACATTTGTGAACGGCTTTCTACTAGATGGGTGGATCTAGGACTGCGTGTATGTTGCGGTCAGCGTATATGTTCCCTGAGAAGCGAACGCCTGATTCGCAACAGCCACGTAATCGCGAAGGTCGCTGGTGCCGGCCGTGGCCGAAGCCGTGACTCCCGCGAACTTAATTGTCGCCCCGCTGGGCACATCAAACGCGGTCGCCGCGCTCACGACGGCGCTCGTGGCCGCCGTCCCCCATGTCAGGGCTTTCCGGGCGTAGGCCGGTGAACCGCCCGTGACCTCCCCAACGACGGAGCCGGTCGTTCCCGGGTCCGTCGTAAATAGTGCCCCGTACGGTGCTGCTACCCCGTACGCTGTAGCCATTGCGTTGCGCTGTGCAAGGATCGCGATAGTCATCGCCCTACTCCCCCTTCATGTGGTCGTGGACGGTGTAGGCGCCGTCTTCTCCGCCCGGGCCGTGGTCGTTTTCGTCCCCGGTCTCGACCGCCTGCCAGCGGGTTTTCGCGTCCGCAACGTAGGCGTCAAGGTGGCTGACCTTCACGAAGTCCGTCGCCTCCAGCTTCATGGGACCGGCTGGCCCCGCCACGTAGGAAGTCATCGTGACCTTCCGCTTCTCCTCAGCCATTTGGTGCTCCTCCGTTGGTGGGGTGTTTGTCTCATGGTAGGGCTGTGACCACCCGCACTGCTGGAGTGGACACGCCCATAACCTATGTTACTGGCCTATCCCGGGGTATCGGCCCAACCGTGAGTACCCGGGCCTCGATGGTTCTCGCCCCGTTGCCCCATGCCCTGACCGCCCGGTGGTGGCCGTCCTCCAAATAGAGGCCGTCCCTCCACTGGATGACGTGCGGGTACGGATCCCCCGCGAACGGGATCCTCGGTTCCCCGATGAGCGCCTCCAGTAGGACGCCCGGCTGTGTCGCGTACAGGTCCGCTATCGTGACCGTCTTCACCGGGACGTTCGCCCAGAGTGCGGTCGTCATGCCCGTGTGCCCCCATGGCTCGCCCTTGTCGCGGCTAATGATCCCCTTGAACACTGCGCGCCTCCGCCGCTGCCCGTGGCCCACGCTTGAAGCTGCCCCAACCGATCGGGAACGACTCGAAGAACTGTGCCGTGTACCACTGGTCCCGGATGAACAGGAACTCGAAGCTCCCCGGGAACACGCTGCCCGGTGGCCGCTTATCCGTGAACGCCTGAATGCCGCCGGCCTGTAGGGCTGCGTCCGCGAGCTGTGCGCACTCGAAACTGTCGTCGTCCCCAAACTTGCCCGTCACCCATTCCGGTAGATGGAAGTGGAGTGCGCACTGGAGCCCAATGATCGCGTCGTCGAAGTAGTTGTAGGGCTTGTGCTCCTGCGCCCGGGCGTAGTCCGCAATCGCCTGCGCCTGCCCCGGCTGGAACACGAACTTGGACCAGATGGCTGTCGGGTAGTCCGTCATCGGCCGGATGCGTGCCCCGCCCGGCTCCGCCCCAATACATTCGTTGTCCCCGATGCACACAATGACGTGCGCGCAGTGGCTGCCCGTGATCTTGCAGATCCCGTACTGGATTGGTGTGTTCGCCCCCGGGATGACCGCTATCTGCCCGAGTAGTTCCGCCGTCACCGGACCGGTACCACTATGTCGCCCTGCTCCGCCCGGAGCCGCGAATAGTCGTCATAGGTGAGGAGGAACCGGCCGGCTCTTCCCCATGTGCCGCCCCAACTGTTCAGGACCGTGAGCGTGCCCTTGGCGTCGTCCCCGATGATGAGGATTTCGTGGCCGCCGACTACGTTGCCGTCCGGGTGGACGTAACCGTCCTTATCGGGTGTGAACATGGATTGGTGCCAGTGCGTCCCGAACAGGAGCGGTGTGAGCTGGAGTGCCCCAATGTCCTGCCCGACACTGAAGCTGTGCGTGTAGGACTTGATGAGGCCGCGGGCCTGCGCAACCTTCGCCACGCTCAGCCCGTTGCTGCCGGTGTCTTCCGGCGGGTATTGGCCCGGCCCGTCGTCGATGGCTGTCGCCGCGCTGTAGATGTTGACGGCGTCCTTCTCCTTCAACAGTTTCTCGCCGCGCTGGTGGATCGGGTACGTGTTGATGGCCTGCGCCATTGCGTTGCCCGTACAGCTCCCCAGCCGGCCCTGATTCAGGACCATGCCCATGTGCTTGTGCATGACCGGCTCATGGGTGGGTGCCGTCGTCGCCTGATAGTTCCAGCTCCTCGGGTCGTGATGGACGAACCTGCCCGGGTTGAAAACCTTCATTTGTTTGCTCCTTGCTTGATAAGTTCGTGTAGTTCCTTGACCATGACTGTTTGGGCCTCGACCATGGCGGTGAGCGCCTCGATCTCCGCTTTCGCCTGAAGGTTCGTGTCGTAGTCGTGCTGCGCCATCGCACCAGCTATCGCGTCCTGCCGTTTGGCCGCTATCAGCAGGATGGCTCCCTGTAGGCCGGCCAGCATGGACAGGAACAGGTTCAGGAGGATAAACGGGTACGGGTCGAATCCGTGGCTGTTGTTGAGGAAAGCCCATGCCCCCATGAACCCTAGGAACGTGATAACGAACGGCCAGCTACCCATCGCGTTGCGTAGGCCGTCCGCGGCGCGCTCCCCAACCGTGAGCCCGTCCTTGTGCCGCTCGTGCCATGTGACCATTGGGTGCCCCTCAGATGTGGATGAATACTGGGCCGGAGCCCACGTATGCTGTCGCCTCAACTGTTTGGTCACCCATCCAGCCGCCGTGTACCGCCATGCCTCCGCCTGCGTACACAGCGATGTGGGGTACACCCATGCCGCCGTTCGCGTAGTAGATCAGATCCCCCGGTTGTGGCTGGGCTGTGATCGTCCCGAGCTGGAGGTAGCCGGCCGGCCAGCCGTGGAAGTTGATGCCGGCCGCTGCGATCGCATTCGTGACGAGTGCTGTGCAGTCCTGAATGCGCCCGATCTGCGCGAGTGCCGCGTTCAGGATGATGGCCCCGACCCCTGCGCTGTGCTGTGCCGGCTGTGGTGCCGGTGCCGGTGCTGGTGCCACATGGGCTGCCGGCGTGACCGGAATCGGATTTGTGTGAGCCCCGGTCCGGGGCTGTAGAGTGGGAGCTGTTGCTGGCGCGGGTGGCGCCGCAACAGCGACCGGCGTTGGTGCCGGTGGCGGGGGTGGCGGAGCGGGTTGGGACTTCACTGCCGGTCGCGGGAAACGAACGGGCTCGCTGGCCGGTACCGTGATGATCGGTCCCAGCTCCTCCGTGATCCTCGGCTCCGCCTGTACGGGCGCCTCTATAACGATCGGTATGAGTGGTGCCGCCGCGAGCGCGACCGCCGTACTCGCCCGCTTCACGATAACCATGGGCTGTGTGTGCACGACCGTCCCGATGCCGGCCGGTGTGGTTGTCTCCGGCATCACGTGCCGTTGGTGGTACCTGATCCGTTGTGCTGTGTGGCGTCCCATGGTTTCCTCATCCGATCCTCTTGTGCATGTCCTTTAGTGCCTTCGTGTGGGAAAGATCGAGTATGCGGCGTGCCTCAGCGCACGCTACAGCGTTGTTCGTAACGGTGAGCTCGTTGTCCTGCTTCTGCTCCCCCGCGAGACTCCAGTTGGTGCTGCCCGTGACGAGCCAGAGCCCGTCCACGATGAGCATCTTCCGGTGGATGATGGCGCCCTTCTCGCTGCGCCCGATCGCGACACTGTTGCCGGTCATTTCATTCCGGTACTTCTCGAGAATGGCCTTCTCATGGGTGCCGCCAGCCTGTGAGGAGTCGAGCGTGATCTGCGCGTAGATCGCCTCATCCTGTAGCAGCCGGTCGACCTCGGCCGCGGCTTCGTCGTCGTCGTAGCCGTACATGCTCAGGATCAGGCTGCCGTGGCATTCGCCCAGCACAGCCAGAATGACTTCGTGAACCTTGTCCCATGGGCTGTAGAACCGGCGCGTATCCGCCTGATATGCGGGGTCAACGGGCGCGGCTTTATAGGCGTCAAGGTCTGTGATCTTCATGCCGTTAGGCTATGCCGACCATTGCGGGGAGAGGATCTGCGCCACGCCCGTAACGTCCGATGGTTTCCACAAGTAATATTCGGCGCCGGCTGCCTCCAGCCGGTTCTGCCAGATGACTTGTGCCGGGCTTTGCTTGCCGGTCTCGCGCTTCAGCTCGGCATAGATGATCCGGCTGCCCCGGACCGCGACAAGGTCCGGGAATCCGGCCCGGATGTTCTGTACGTGCCCGCTCCGGCCCGGCCGGTTGTCCGGTGCGTGGTAGAAGAGCCACCCGTATTGTGTGAGTAGCTCCTCCACCTTCCGCTGCCAGTCGGCCTCCGTGATCGCCCGGTAGCGGAGATCCTCCGCGGTGAGCCGTGCCGCCATCCTACGTGACCTGCCAGCCCGGGAAGAACTGCCAATGCGCGTTCGCCCCCGCGAACCAGTAACTCCACCAGTCGGGCGTGACCCAGCACATCGCCCCGTTCAGGTGTAGGCCGGCGCTGTAGCACTGGCTCACGGTGTCCGCTTGTGCTGGTGCCCCGAAAGCCACCATGAGGAGGCTAATGAGGATAAACATGGCTAGCAGGATGATTCCGCCGGTACCGGCCCGTCTAAGTGTTCGCATGCCTCCAGTGTACCGCTGATATAACTAGGGTTAGCGCGGCTCCTCCAGCACGATGACGGTCGTGAACGTGATGAACTCGTCGCCCTCGCTGAGCTCTATCGCGTCGCCGTCGTCGTAGATGACGTCCACGGTCTTTACCCTGCCGTCGTCGCCTCTGGTGACGCGGCCAATGTAGGTCATCGGGTCGATCATTTGCTCTCCTCCGCCCCTGTGTCGGGTAGATCCACCGTCATGCGCTGGCTGCTCCCACCGATGCTGTAGCCCCGGATGAGGCCCTTCTTGACCAGCTCGAACGCCCACGGCTTCCACTGCACACCAAGGAACGGCGTCCCCGCCGGGTACGTGTGCTCCGTCTGTGTCCCGTCCGCCTTCGTCAGCTTCACCGTGTACGGTTCCGGCATGACCATGCCGTCCCTCCAGCGGCCCGCGATAATCTTCGGGTGATGCTGTAGATGAATGTCCCGGTCCGGCTTGTCGAGGTAATCCCAGAACGCCTTCTGGAGCTCCGCCGCGTCACTCCATTCGCCGTGCGCGTCTAGCTGGTCCGGGACGTACCATGGCCCGAGCGTGTAGCGCTGCTCCTCCACCGTGTCCACAGCCTTGCTGATCGCCTCCGGTGTCCAGCCCGATGGCGGGCACTGTATGTCGTCGGCCGGGTCGTGCTGGAGCTCCAGCGTGAAATGCCGTCCCCCGACAGCTACCGTCAGGTGGTGCATCACGACGCCCATGGGCGCGAAATCCATGCCCGGTAGGGTTTCGCCCTTCGGCACGTATGCGACCGTTACGTGCGGCGTGTAGCCCGTCCCCGGGGTGGCCGGTAGGTGGAAGCCTGCGTCCGTCAACGCGGTCACAAGTTTGGCCCGTAGCTCAGCGAGCCCCGGTATCTGGACCCCCACCCAGTACGGGTCCGTGTCCTCCCCGTTCTGGAAGCTGCCCGTCCCGCTCAGCTCGCCCTTCAGCTCCGTCTGGTCGAGCGCAACCTCCCCCACGACCCCGATCAGTTTGCGCTGGTCGTCGAGGGAAAGGTTCGCCGCGTCCCCAAGGTAGGCGAGCGTCACATGGAGATCACTCGCCGGTTCCCCGCCCGGTATGGCAACGCTGTCCGCAATCCAGTCCGGTAGCATCCAAGCCACCATGACCCCATCCGGTTCCCGTAAACCAATGTCGTAGCCGCCGTCGCCGTCCGGTACCGCGATCAGGGTTACCTTGTCCAGCCCGGCCGCCTGCGCCTTCTCCACAGCACCGACAAGGGACTCCAGCCCTGTGCCCTCCGCGAGCTCGTGCGCCCGCCCTGTCTCTACCGTGATCTTCACTGGCTCGTCCTCTCGTGCTGCTTCGCCCGGTTCAGTTTCTTCTGGTCCGTCCGGGCCGCCGCATAGCCGCGCGCCCATGCCTCCGTCAGGGTCTTATCCCGGCTCCATTTGTACGGGTTGTCCCGGGGTGTTTTCTTCGCCGCGTAGGCGTCGTAGCCGGCCTGCTGCGCCGCCCCGATGCTCTCAGAATTGAGATCTGTCACTAGCTGCTTGTCCTCTCATGAGTCCGTTATTCCGTACCACGTCCGCATACCATTTGTCGCTCGCGCGGCCGAGTGCCCGGTACCTGTAGGAGCCGAGTGATTCCCGCCCGTGAGCATGCCAGAAGGCTTGTAGCTCGTCGGACGCATATTTGGTCGCCGTCTTATATTGTCCCGTGAATAGGCTGATCTCATCGACGCCCTTGTCCCGGGCTACCTGCGCCATACCCTTCTTGAAGAAGACGCCGTTTGTCTCCTCCATGGCCTGCGCGTATTGGGTGTAGACGTAGGCGCTGTACTCCTCCTCCACCCGCTGGTCTGCCGTGAGTGCGCGGGCTGGCCGGGCTGCCGGGTTGAGTATCGGGTTCGTGTCCTCAACGATCGGCTTGTACGTGTCGGCCGCGAACTGCTGCTGCTCAGCCCTTTGTGCTGCCACGACTTCGCGCTGGTCGATGATATCGAGGATCTTGTCCACCGATTCCGGGTCGTCCGCGTATTTTGTGATCGCCGCCATGAGCTTGTCGTCCGACCAGTGCAGTGTGGATTCGTAGGTGAGCTGGTCGGCTTGTGTCCGTACGGCTGCCTCCTGCATGGCCCGGAGATCCTTCTCGTAGGCGCTCAGCTCCGGTGCGGCTGTCTCCGGCGCGGCTGTCTCCTGCGGTGGTGCGCTCGCGTCCTCCTCGGTTCCACCAGCCGCGTCTGCGGCTGCGCCGCCTAGGGCGTCTTCCCCGGCGCCGTCGAGTAGGCTCTGCCCGACGTCCGTAGCTAGCCGGCCTTCAGCCTCATGGTCACCAAACGGGTCCGTCCAGTTGATCGGACGCGGGTTCAGTGCCGGGTTGCTGTACTCCGGCGGGACGAGCTCCGCACTGCACCGGCAATTCGTGTGCGCCGGCGGCATGTTGTCCCCGCTGCTGAAACTCTGATCCCACTGGACAATCTCCCCAGCCAACCCTGTGCATTGCGGGCAGGCGCCCGGCCCGGCCGACCATTCCTTCCGGCTTGCCGGGCTGTTCATGCCGTTCCCGATGCTCTGCGCCCATGTCGCGTAGCGGCCCGTGTTCTCCGCCGTCATGATCTCCGTGCGCGCAATGTTCTGTGCCCGCCGGCTGACTAGGCGTTGCTGGTAGCGTTCCGTCCGGGCGTCAATCGTCGTCGCCCAGCGGCCCGGGCTGAACCCCTTCGGTACGGGCGCCCTCAGCATCCGGTCCCGATAATTCTGGACGGCCTGCGCCCATGCCGGGTGTAGCCCGATGCCCTGACGGATTTTCGCTGCCGCCTGCGCGGTGGTGTAGTCCCCGTTCAGGGCCGTCCCCAGTATGCCGCGTATGGTTGCCCGCTGCGAGTCCGTGATGTTGCGTATGAGCTGCCCACTCTGCTCCTGTGCGTACTTCGCACTGAGCGCGTCAATGTTCCCGAACGCGAGCTTCGCCTTAGCGTCCCCAATCTTGCCGATCTCGCTGCTGATCGTCCGCCCGACCTGTGTCGCCATGGGCGTGACAGTCTGCCCAAGGTGCTGGATGAGATCGCTCCATGGGAGGCTGGCCTCCACGCCGTCCGCGCTGCGTGCCGCGATCATGTCCATCGTGTGCTGCTTCATGAGGCCTTGGTCCATGATCGACCAGCCCTGATTGATGATGCCCGTGATCCGGCGCTCCGCTGCGGCGTCGCCCGGGATCGCTGCCTTCTCGATGGGCTGCCGCTTTTTGCGGTTAGCTACCGCCAGCATTCCCCGGTCCTTTCTTCTTCGGTGTGACGCCCGGAACCTTCGGTAGGCCTTTACCCTTCGGTGCCGGCGGGAGCGGTGGTTTCTTGCCCGGTTTCGCGCCGGCTGCCGGTGCCGGTGCCTTCATGGGCTGTCCCGGTGCCGGCTGCCCGGGTACGGGCTGTGCCGGGCCGGTGGCTGCCGCCATGGCCGCGGCTGTCTTCACGCCCGTAGGATCGTCCAGTTTCGCTTGTGCGGCCGCAAGGGCTGCCTGATCCTGTACGGCCTCCAGTGCCGGGTCGACCGGCTTCTCACCATAGATGTAGCCGTCCTCCCCGTACATGTCTTCCCGCTCCTCCTTGTTGATGGGTGGCAGGTCCGCGAGCTCCCGAATGTGCTCCTCCAGCCCCTCGTCCGGGATGAGTAGCCCGGCCTGTGTCGCGTTCAGGAGGAACGTCCCCAGCGCGATAAGATCGACGGATTCGACGCGCCCGAACACGAGCTCCGGTGGGTGCTCGCTGCTTAGCCCGTTCAGCTTCAACAGGCGCGGTATGGCGTGCTGGTTCACGATGGCCGCGATACTCTTCGCGAGCGCCTCCACCGCCATCATCCACAGCTCGATCTTGCTGACCCCCAGTGATTGGGAGCCGACATTCTCGTGCCCCAGCATCAGGAAATCCGCGAGCATGCTCATCGCGATCTGCTGGTTGTAGCGGCTGATGATCTTGTCCGTGTCGAACTGGCGTGCCCCGCCCGTCGTCAGGAGCTTGAACTCCATGAGCTGGTTGCCCTTGTCGTCGAACTCGCGCGGGAACAGGACGCCCTCGCTCTCGTTCCGCTTCACCGACTGGACGAGCTGCGTCATAATGTTCCGGACGTTCACTTCGTCCGCGCTCGCATTCGGGCTGAAATACTTCGGATCCATTTCGACAACCGGGAGACCGGCGAGATCCCGCTCT